AGACATCATATTTTAATTTCTTACTAATCTTATCAAAATAGATGTTATGCCCTAACGAATAAGCGTATGCAAGGTTGTTTATTTCTGAAAGATTTTCATAACGCATTTGATAATATATTTCATCGCCTAAACTTTTATCTATTTCAATTTCAAAGTTAGAAATGGTTCTATTTGCGTCAGTTGGTGCAGTTATACAGTTTGCCACATAATGCTTCATTACAGTTTCAACATTATCTGTTATTGCATCATATTCGTTTCCAGTAGTTGGAAAAACAGTTCTACTATTAAGCAATGACAATCCAAGATTTCCTTGTATTGTAAACTGTTCTTTTATCCCATTCTGCTGTTTTTCACTATCTTTTATGTCATTAATTAATCCAATATTCCCATCATCAAAAACTACAAAGTTATCGTCATCTTCAAGTTGTGAAAGGATAGTTGAATTAAAAGGCAGTTCAAACCCAAAAGTTCCCGGATAGAAAAAATTTCGTGTAAGCGTTAAGCTAGTAAGATTCTTAATAACGTTCAAAAGTTCCATATCTTTGTTAAAAATTGAAATTGAAGGAAGTGAATATCTTTCCATGATTACCACTCAATTATACATACCTTATTTCAATATCTGCCACACATCCTGCTGTTGTTGCTAAAAAGTCTAAATAATTAGCCCCTCCAATAGTTATCTCAGAGGTTATATCTATCCAGTCAGAATCAGTATCTTCAATGCCGGTACCATATGGGCCGTGTGTGCTTGTTCCATTAACTCGCAATGTTAATCCATTTGGGAATGTAGGTGTTGCAGTCGCAACCCCCGAACCTACTTCAGTTGGACCAGTATCTCTTGTTTGAGTAACCCCTAAATTATATTCTGAATAACTTTCAGTGTGTACGTGTTCACCATGACTGTGTTCTGTTACTGTTGAACTTGGTTTTCTTCCAAATACCCTAATTTCAACGGTTACGGTTCCGGTAGGGATTGAAAAGTATATTTTTTCATCATAAGTAGTATTAATAGTCCCTGTTGTTTTTGAAATTAACTTTGAATTATTTACGACCATTGAGTTATACCGTGCAATTAATGATGCAATCTGTGCATCTTGATTTGCTGCATAATAAGCCCCACATACATCCGTATTATCTCTTTCATCAGTAATTTTATCAGCGGCGATTACTGAAACGCCGGCAGTAACATAAACTTGAGCTAAAGATAAATCATAAATATTACCTGTTCTAACAATATCGGGGGCAACTGGTGAAGCCGCAGGAGTTCCAGTTATAACTGTTAATTTTATAGGGCTGTCTTCCGTTGAAACCTTATTCAGTCTTAACACTACCCTATCTATTCTATCATTTGTTGCATCTGCATCTGCAATTGTTAAAGATTGGGGAGAAGTTAATTGATACCATCTTCCTTCAATTGCCGCCCGACCTACTCCTGAAGTAGAATCAACATTAACAGATACAGTCATTCCTGAACCATCTGCGGTTACTTCCATGTGTGTACCTTCGGTTGTTATTAAACCGCTTGTAATTAGTGTGGCTAACAAATTAGTCCAATCACTAGCCGAATATTTTCTAGTTGTAGTTTCCGAAGTATCAAAAAATCCTGAGAATTCCGTCTGAACCATTATTCCACCATATTATACTTTTTATTATATTCGATTTCAACCTTTGCACTTTCATCTGAATCCGTCGTAGAAAATGATATTATATTATTTCCAATGTATAATTTTATCATATCCATGTTATTTATATCTAAGTAGTTAAATGCATCAGTTTCGACTCCAGTCACTAAATTAACTATTTTAGCGTAAACATTTAATAAATCAGTGTTAAATTCAAGATATTCAAACTGAGTTAAAGCCCTGTCTAATTTTAAAGTTTCTCCGTAAGTGTCATTTGAAACAGTTGCATCTGTTGCAGGTCCATAAAATCTAACTAAAACTGGAAGATCCGCATCGCTATCATTATTTATAGTTACGCTCGATAATTTTGTTCCGAATTCAACATCAGGAAGTGTGAAAGGGAACGAAAACAACGGCACAACATCCCCTAACGTGGTCTGAGTTGTAGGTATTAAATTCCAATAAGGATTTGGTGCGATTAATTCCACATGAAATAGTCGAGTATATTCGGTTTTATCAGTAGGTTCATTTGATTTCTTAGGGATTCGTACGTAACAAGGTAATTCATATATATTACTCTCTGAATCGATGTATATAAGTTTTCCTTGGCCATAATTAGGGTTAAATACTTTTTTACAATTATCAACTAATGTCTTCATTGTATTTTCACTATTTTCAGTTGATAAAACTAAATTCATTGTAAAATCGAGCTGTTCTTCATTTTTTCCAGTTACAGTTACGCCTTGCTGGCCTAATGATTGAACGGTTGAATATTTTGTTTTTACTGCATTAATTCCCGATATCGAATTAATAATATATTCTGCATTTCGATTTGATGAAAATGTTAATTCATCACCATCCGCATTTTCAAAACATATTACTGGGCTAAATGTATCAAAATTAATCGTATCAATAACATTTAAAACGTTTCCGTTTGTATCAATAATTGTCCAGAGTGCAATGTTTAAACCTGCATTTAAATAAATTGTTCCGCTGTAAATATCCTCTAAATTTGTAAGTGTTTGCGAAATCCCATTTATTTGCAATGTTATCGCTGATGCATCATAAACACCTGAATATCTTGCAGTTATTGTATTTTTTCTTTGGTATGTAATCAAACTATCCGTTGTTCTTTCAAATACATAATTTAATAACGTAACTGTAAAACTTTCGGAAGTTGTGGCCCCTAAATTATCTGTTGCGGTTACTGAAATCGTATTTGAATATGCGGTAAGCATTATTTGTGCCGAATATTGATTACTTCCAATTGAAGTCATTTGGTAATCTATTCCATTATAATTCGCTGAAACAGAACTTATTCCTTCATCGTCAGTTGCGGAAACGATTAATGTATAATTTTGCATAAGCCCTTCGCTATCCGAAATTAAGGTTATTGTTGAATCTGCATTTAATTTTGTAACTGAAATCGTAGTTGAAAAGCCATACCAACCTTCCGGCCCCATAGCTTCGATGCGGATTAGGTTATCCCCATAAACAAGCGGTACAGTTCCGCTGTATTCATTAGGGTTGGCTGTTGCAGTCATTTCGTAAGCCCCTGCAACGCTTAGGTTAATGATTTTAGCGTACTGGAAATCATCCGTTTCAACTGTTGCAGTAACGGTAAGGCTGTTTTCTGTTGTTGTGCTAGGATAAGTTCCAACAAGCGTTACAGTTGGCCTGTCATCAGCCGAACCAATTCCAATTACTGTTTTTGTCGTTGATGTTGTTGAATTTCCCCATTCATCTTCGGCATAGATTTGAAGGTAATTGTAACCAATATCGATATCAACAGTTGCTTCATATACATTAAGCGAACCCGTTACTTTCGTCATTGTAATTGGGGTTTCGCTGTTCTTTTGAAGTGTAATTGTTGGGATTGCTGATTCATCTGTTACTTCGGCATATATTTTTCTTGTAATTGGTATTTCTGGACTCGAACTACTTGCATATTCAGTACTATCTTCCCATATCACGACTGGAGGAGTTTCATCGAAATATACTTGTATGCTTTCGGAAGTGCTTGAAATGAAACCATCAGGAATCGTAAAATCAATCTGATAATCCGTCAATGCTCCATAAGTTGTTATTGTATATTTCAAAGTGTTTTCATCAATAATAGTTGGTTCTGAAACTGTTGGTTCTGTTTCTACTGCTTTTGCGATTACTATGTAATCTATTGCACATTTTCCTTCGGACATTGCGATTCCTAAGTATCCACTTGAATAAGCTGATGAAGTAGCAGATATATCACCTAAATCTGTGTTAAATTCATAAGAAGTTCCAACTTTCTTAAATTCGATTTCGTAATCCACGTCTTTGGAAACTGTAACCGATGAAGTTTGTAGTATTGAAGAAGTCTCCCTAATTTGGATATTATTATCTCTATCCTGTATCCATCCCCCGACTCCATCAAGGGCGTATGCAGTATATGATCCATCAGTCATCAGCCATATTACTGTTCGTCCATCTTCACCTGATACAGTCTGAATCTTTCCTTTTGATAATATCCTAAAATCATCATAAGTATTCGATTTTGTTAATATACTTCTCCATTGCGAGTTATTCTCACCTACCATATAGCATCGTCCGTCTGCAACAGTTACCGACCCGCTTCCTGCTGTATCCCATTTTGTAGAATCAAGGGCTGTTCCTGAAAATTCATCCCCCAATATAAAAGTATTATCTATTGAAGGAGTCTGTCCACTTGCTACTTTCACGTACACGCCATAAGTTCCTGCACCTGCAAATGACATTTTCGACCATAATTTTTCAACGTTTTCAATCCAGTAAGGTTTATACGTTTGAGTCATTAGAAATCACCCGAATATAATCCGCTTAATGTATCTTTTTTAGCTTTAGTTGCATCTACAATATCCATCTTTTTTGAAACTTCGTAAGTACTATTATCATTGTAGGTTATCGAAGTAATTTTTCCTTCAGCAATGGCTTGTTCTCGTGCGGCAAATCCTGCTGCACTTCCCCCCCCTGTCGAAGTAGTTGAAGCATATTTCGATAATCCTGCACCTATCCCATCAAGATATTCTTTGATTGTAGCCTGCCCTATATCATAAGCGGAATCCTGCAATGATAAGGCATCTTCAATTGATCCTGCTGTTTTTTCCATTTCAGGGTTAAGAACATCGATTGTAGCCTGTTCGATTCCTCCTGCTGCATATTCGATTGGTTCACGCCCTGCAAGTTCTGCCTGTTTTTCATCGATTAAAAATTCTAATTCGATACCCGTCGTAAGAATTGCTAAGGGTAATGCTGCCTTTCCTGCTAATTGCCCTGCGGTTCTTGCAGCAGTTCCCAGTCCTGCACGTGTTGCAACTGCTTCGCCTGCTGCACCGGTTGTAGTTGGTGCGGCTTTGGGTAACAAATTAGCCAGCCCTTCGGTAAGTCCTTTTAATCCTGTTTTTCCAAGTGCATAACTTCCAGCCGCAGTTAATGCAGTATCTATTTTATCCCCTGCAAAGGTTAATGCTCCACCCGCCCCCGCTAAGATATCCCCTGCATTTTTAAGCAGTCCTCTTTCTGCGGCAATAGTTAGAACTGAATCTTTAATTTCTTTTAAATAGCTGTTTTGCTCATCTTGAATCGTTACGAGTTCATCTAAAGAATCTGTTGATTCATCAAACCGTTTAGTCAAATCTACATCTTTTAAAACCGTATTAAGTTCTAATAATTGATCTTCTGTTAATCCAGTCTGGGTTACTAAGTCATCGATACCTACAACATTCATTTCTTCAGGATATTTTTGAAGCATTGGATCTTGTGCGATTAGTTCAGGAGATACAATAGTTGCATCTCGGATATTGCTTAATTCTTCGGTTATATCTTTGTTATTCAGCCGTGCATTGTTTGCCAGTGTTGCTATTGCATCACCAATCCTTGATATATCTTCGGATGATGAAAGATTTGATTGTTCAAGAATTGATCCAAACTGTGCAGGATCCATTCCTGCGGCTTCAAGCATTGGAACTCTTTCCCTTATAGCTTCGGCTATTTCCGTGTTTCCCCTTTGGATTTGGTCCACCATTGCATTTAAAAAGTATAATTGCTCGTCTTGAGTATATCCTTGATCGTCTAAAGCCTGTAACATTCTGGCGAGATCATCGGCTCCTGCGGCTCCTGCATCTTCTGCGGCTTGGAATGCTGCAAGTGTTCTCTGTGCATTTTCATCGCTGGAGGTAACCAAATCAACCATACCTTGATTAGTATATTTCGCAAATTCCCCTAATTCCTGCATATTAAGGTTCATTGCTAAACCATTAGCGATTAATTGCTGTGCTTGCTGTTCTGTAAAGCCTTTTTGCTGTAATGACTTTGAAACTTCATTGAACGATTGTGCAACTTCTTCGCCTGCAACTGCACCGGCGGCGGTAACTACTGCACTAATTGTTAATTTTTCTGACATTTGTTTTTTTAAGGTTTGAAATTCGGTATCATCAACATCTACTTCGGCTTTAATTGTTTTTTTATCTTCTAAATTTTTCAATAATGTCTGTAACTCTGCATCATCGACTTCAATCTTTCCTTCACTAGTGAAATACTGTAATGATTGAATTTGTTTTCGAACTTCGCCCACATTAGTTTCAATATCCATTTCAGAACTGATTTTTTCTAGTTCATCCACGTCCCTTAAAATAGAATCGATATTACTTTGAAAATCGACTTCGCTCTGAATGTCTTTTAATCCTTCGATTTTTTTCGAAATATCTTCGAGATTGCTATCTACTTCAAGCATTGATTTTATTTGCTCTAAACTCTGTAAATTTTTCTTAACTTTCTTATCGTCCAGTTCCAGTTTAAGCGTTCCTTGTGCTATCTGTGTCTTTGCCATTGTTCTCACTCACAAATTTATTATATACCCCAATTCCAAAGAAAGTCAAGGATACGGCCCAAAGTGGAGCCCCGATAAATATTAATATTATTAAAAGTAATATACAAGTGATTCCGTCTATTTTTTTATTTTTCATTTTATCAAACCTCGCAATTTTAACTGATCTATTTGATTTCTTTTTGCGAGTCCTAATGTCATATAAAAATCTTCAATATCTTCATTCATCATTTTAAGTGTTTTCTTCGCACTAATTTTAAGATAAGCTGATACACAAGCTATTTCTTCGGCTTCATTGCTCAATGCCCAGCTTAGATAGAAAGGATTTATCTTTTAATAGATTTTGATAACCTTTAATATATGCCCTTCGAAGTATCACTATTGCAGAAACAGGTAATTCATCAATAATTGTTTCATCAAAACCAAATAATAATTTATACCATTTCCTAGCCAGTTCGTAAGCGTTTAGTTTATTTAAATCTTCAATAAACTCTTTTTCTTTTGATATTGGAGGTATTGTAGCAATTAATTCATAGTCAGCTATTTTTATTTCAAATTCAGAAAAGAAAGGTGTTAATTTTTCCAGATTTTCGATATTTCGTTTTGTCTGTTCTTCTTTCTTTTTGAAAACATTTTTGATTCCGTCTTGTATATTTTCCATATTTTCACTCAGAAATTATGAATAATTTGATAATTAACTAAATTATGCTTAAGCATAATCTACAATTCTGTATTTCTGTACATTCATATTTAATGTTTTATCTGCACTTGAAATAGTAATATCTACGCCAGTTGGTCGTGCATCTTCGATAATGTATGCCCTAGTAGGGTCATCTGTACCATATGCAACTTCCCCTTCTTGTGCGAAAGCTTGGACAACTAAAGTCACTGTTTTAGATATTCCCGAATTAAATCTACTGTATGCGGTTCCAGTTGTAACGCTACCAGTTAATGCGGCCAACTGTGAAATATCACCAGTAAATGCTACATCATTAAAATTAAAGGTTGTACTTGAACCCCTAATAATCGTAATCTTTCTAAATGATGAATCAATTGCTTTTTCTTCTGAATCGAAACTGTCTGATAAAGCCATTTCTGATGCTCCACCTAACACTTTTTCGACATAAGTATATGTTACAGATAATGCTTCGGTTTCAGTTGTAGCAATCTGGTCGTCTGCAAAGAATCCTTTTGAACCTGTTACAGTATATTCCGAACCTTCCGTTAGTGTTGTTCCATCAGCTTTTTTAATGATTTCTGAACCAACAACGCCATTGGGATGGCTTAATGTGATTACTCCTGTAGCCGGGGTCAAAACTTCTGTAACGGTTATACCTTGAAGAAGTACAAGCATACCGGATACATAAGTTGTGCTTTGTTCCGGCCTGTTATATGAGGGTATCGCCATTGTTACACCTTATTTTTTTATTTTAAAGTGTTATTATAATATTCCTCTTTGTTCAAATGATATTACGCCATTTCCATCTTCAAATACAACTTGTGAAGGAATTAAGCCATGCTTTTGGAATATCGTTTCCAGAGTTTTAAATTTATCGTCATCGACTGAAAGAACTACATTATCATAAGTTACTTCTGCGGATTTCTCCCAGATATTTTTATTATTATCTGCGTAAGATATCCCAAAATCAACTGAAAAATCGGCATCTCCTTCATCTATATAATTAGATGTAATTCTAATACCATTATCAGTGCATTCTTTATGAATTGCAGATAATTCAGCTGTTAAATCACTCAGTCTCTTCATTATATACAACTCCTTCAAAGGATTCCACACCTATATCTTTTGAACCATCAACCGAAGATACATCTACTTTATCGACGGCATAATTTTTAAGAGCTTCCTTATACATTTCTTTCCATGCGTTCCAAGTTCCATCCGAATAGATAGCAGTATCTATTTTTTTAGGAATGGTATATTTTGCAGTCGCTAAATAACCTATAGTAAACTCATCGTTTAATATAGGGCATTCTCTTATTGCAGATTCTGCACATTTACGTGCAAATGCTAAATCATTTAAGGCTTTAAATGTAACTACGCCTGTATCAGGATCTTCTACGGCTAATTTTAGATTATATTTCATTTGTTCTAAAATATCATCAGTTGTTACATCGGCCATGTTATCACACAATTAATTTAATTAGGATAAAACCCCTGTTAATCTGTAAACTGCACTTGACTCAGCTACAAAAGGCATTACTGCTTCTGTAAATCCAAGTACTGTAGTTTTTGGATCAGGATTCCACATGTGTTGGTCTGCTTCTTCTGCAACTCCTGTGAATGCAATTGTTGGATCTTTAGGTACAAGGAATGCAACTTTTGTAGTAATCAAACTGCTTGAAATTATCGTGTCGATTTTTGGACTTAACAATTTTGCAGGGGAGTTACCATAATCGTTTGATTTGTACAGTTTTGCAATTGCAGTAGTTGGGCCAATTAATGCTAATGGTGCATCTGAATATTCCTGAATAATAGGAACTAACTCATTAAGATCGTTTACAATCGTTGCAGAGGTCGCACTTTCACTATCCCATGCTGCTTCTGCTGCGTGTGCAGTACTTCCAGAAGTAAGCGTTGAAATCATTTGTGTATTTTCGAATTTCGCAACAATTTTAGCTAGTCCTTCCCAAATATCCCTTTTATCGATATCTGAAAGTAACCTTTCTGCCCTTGTAGCTTTTAAAAGAACATCCCAAACAGTTGCTGTTGAACTTGTTTTTGCAATTGGAACTTCAACAAATTCAGTAAGTCCTTTTTTAGCTGCATTGTAATCAAATTCAAACCTATTTTGTGTGTAGGTTTCGGTATCTTTTTTAATTGGTTTTTTAGGCATTACCCCTTTTAAACGGTACATCTGACCGTCAAGGACTGGTTTCATTGCCTTTTCTACTAGTGCTGCATCGTAACTATCTAGTGCCATTTTGTATCACCTTATGCTGCTGGAGCCACGTGTAATGGGCCATCAACAAGTACATTTATGTATCCACTTTGAACAGAAGTTACTTTATACCCATTTGTGGTGTCTTTTACTGCTTTTCCATCGCCATCAGTTGAAGGAATCGCTAAATCACCAATTGCAAAGGTTTCTCCTGATTTTATTTCAACTTTTAGAACGCCTAAACATTCTGCATCAACTTGTAATCCAGATGTCATGATTGTTCTTGTTGGAATTGTAACTGCATCTACATCGATTGTAGTTCCTGCTGAATTAGTTGCAAAAGCCCAACCTGTTGAACTGAGTTTTACGAATCTGAAAGGGTATAATGTTGCAGTTGCATTTTCTGAAATTACACTGTTTGTCATTTAATCACCTTATAACCCTAAATTTGCACTTCTTTGTTGTTCTCCTCCACCGGAACCATTACCGGCAGGGGGTACTCCTTTTCCTTTTGGCATTGATGAAGCCAAAATCTCTACATCTTTTTTAACTGCTTCTGTTGCCTTTGTGTTCGTTTCAATTGAAGACGTTAATTTATTTATTGCGTCTAACACATCTTTGTTTGAAACTTCATCTGTTGGTTCCGCTGGAGTTTGTGGTTCAACTGGCGGTTCCGCTGGAGTTGGGGGCATTTCAGAAGCCAAGATTTCTTTAACTTGCGGGGCTAATACAACTGCAAGTTCTTTCTTTTCTTCATCTGTTAATTTTGAAATGTCAATCATATTATCACTCTGTTGTGATTTTAAGTCAGGCATAACGCTTGCAAATATCTCATATAATGGCTTAGAACGAGCAAATTCTACTTTAGGATTGGAAACCCTACATAATGCAATGGCTTTCATAACTCCATCCGTTCCCGAAGGGTTATGGTTCCATTCAAACGAACTTCCTTTGATTTCATCCCTTATCGCAGAGTATATGTCGGAAAATACTTCTAATTCCGCATACATATTGCTTTCATCAGTAATAATTACCTCTGAAACTTCACCTATTGCGATATTTGAAACTACGTTTTCCTTTTCATCGAAATTATGATCTAAATTTACTGGCTTACCTCTTAATCCTGGACCATATCGTTCAATGAATTCCTTTGTTATCGGAGTTCCATCGACAGTCGTAGGATTAAGGACTGGTAACATTATTTTTGTTCTTGTTGCCATATCAAAGCACCTAAAAAGGTGTATTAAGGACGTTTTGAAAGTTCATCAATCCGCCCTTCTAAAATTTCATTTTTAGCATGGGCTTTCCCAAGCTCATAGTTTAATTTTGCATTTTCTGAAATCAGGGAATCAATTATTCCCCTGTTTTGTTGGTTTTCTTCCTGTCCATTTTTTCGAATTTCATGAAGATTTCCTGAACTTTGTTTGCAAAATTTATCTTTTTGTCAATTAATAAGCTACCTACACCGCAACCCATTAACACGAAAAAGATTACAGCGATTGTTTCCATTTCAACAGCCATTTTTTCACCAGCTTTAAAAAAACATTTTAATATTCGGGAAAACTCCCTAACGAAATATGTATTTAACCTTATATATACCATTTACTTGACGAACGCCCACTAATCTATATATACAATCATTTTCAAAGTTATATCAGGTGAATATAATGGATAATAGCCAAGTAGATGTAACGATACAACAAAAAGGTACAATCATTACAAACATATCTCAAATAAAAGAAATTGTGAATGGATATACTGATAATTCAACAGGATACGCCTTGTCTAAATTAGCAAAAGTGGATCAAAAAACTATCTCAACGCTCTTAAATAAAGAGGATTATAATCCATCATTCGAAACGGTTGTTAAATTAATGACTGCAATGGGAAAAAAATTAGTAATTGTTTAAGGTGAAAAAAATGGAAAATTACGAAATAAAAAACACTGACAGCCCTGAAAAAAGGGCACAAATTAAAATATGTGTTATTATTGCTTTCATCCAGACAATAATAGCATTAGTTACTGAATCTTACGCTAACTTATTTTTATTAATTGCGGTGATGTCATTTGCTTACTTGGTAGCAAATACTGACGATTTCTTTCTTGTATGGGATTCTGCGTGGGCTATTATTAAAAACCGTGGAAAGAATTTTAATTCTAAGTCATTTAATCGGGAAATCCCTGATTATCCGAACCGAAACTTCGGAAGATACGAACCAAGAAAAGAACCCGAACCAATCGAAGAACCAGAAAAACCGAAACAGACAGAACAAACAGAAAAAGAAATACCCCAAACTACCTTTGAAAATCCTGTTGTCAGAACTAGTGAAATACCTATTAAAAAAGAAGATAACGACAATAATAGCGTTATTTGGGCTAACAACTATAATCAGTCCGGAAATGCAAGAGATAATCCTAAACCTAATATCTAATAATATCATTGATGCAGTATTTTTATTCTTTGGAGGAGTAATATGGCTCGTAAAAACTATAATTCATGGCGAAACAAGTTCGTAAAATCATTAGAAAAAGAAGTTGAATTAGATGTTTTGGCTAACGTTGATGAAAATGTAAAATATGGATACACTAAACCCGAATTAAAATGGAAACCATTAACCCAGAAATACAAAGAAAAAAAGGTACTGCTCGGTAAAAATTTAAAGGGATTAGTGTTCAATAATACCATGTTTAAGGCCACGCAAAGCCGTGCACAGGTAAAACGAGATAGAATAATCTTAATTAAAATTTACAACAACATAAAATATTCTGGTAAGCATGAATACGGTGATAGGCCGTTTATTGCTCCAGCCATAAATAAAACTTTAGAAAGAAAAAACATTTTAAAATTAGCAATAAAAGCAGAAAAAAGGATAAAATAAATTAAACGTTGATTTTTATGTATATCCGAGATTTATTAAACCAAGCAATCCAAAATAAAGCATTTGGGGAGAAAAACCAAGAAGAATTTTTAGAATTAATGGAGATTTTAGAAATTGAACTGCCCACATTTAAACATAAAGGTAAAACCCACTTAGATATGAAGAAATCCCTTGAACTGGTAGCTAAAAAGATTAAATCGATGGACATTATAGAACGATGTGAGGTATTAATGGGAATTGATACGATAACCCCTATACAAAAGCACGTTTTAAAACAAATGAAAGATAATTATATGTCTTGCATCTGCATTGGAAAAGGTGGCGGTAAGGATTTCATGTCCGCACTCCTTTTAATCGATGAAATCATTGATATACTATTTAATCCACTTGCTTTTGAAAGAATTGACTTGATGAACATTGCCCCCAATGCTGATTTAGCAAACAATGTATTTTTCAAAGAATTTAAAGTATGGTTTAAAAAAAATAGAGTATTTAATATCATTGGAATCGGGGAAAATAAAGGAAATTCAAAAGCACCAATCCAATTAGCAAAGACTTTTTTAGATGTTGGGCCGGCTATTACAGTGCATTCTGGAAACTCAACATCTGCATCTTTCGAGGGTAAAAACTTAAAATGTGTAGTTGTCGATGAAATAAGCGATGAGAATTTTAAAAATGCTGAAAAGATGTTTTATCAGGCTAAATCTTCCGTTCAAACTCGTTTCGGCTACAATGGAAAAGTTGTAGCCATTACTTGGAATCGTTTTCCAACCCCTAACCCTTTAGATGATGTAGGCTATAAAATAATGATGGAAAATCAAGGAATAGATAATATATTCACTTTTAAAGGGAAAACTTGGGAAGTAAACAGCCGGAGAGTTAAAGAAGATTTTAAAGATGATTATGAAAGAAACGAAATCCTTGCTAAAAAAATGTATGAATGTGAACCGCCAGATTTAAACGCTTACTTTATTAGCCTTGATGCATTAAACGCAAGGAAAAAAGATGGAGTAAGTTTATTTAATTGGCAACCGGTTTATGATGAAAAAGAGGGCAAACTATCTTTAAATTTTAAACAAAAAAGAGATATTAATAAAACTTTGTATATTCACACGGATTTATCAATTAACCACGATAGAACTGCAATAGCTATTTCTTATTTTGAAAAAGGGAAAGTTATTGTTTCAGATTTGATAATATTAGAGCCAACTGTGGGATATAGAGTAGATTATACCAGTTTAGAAAAGTTTTATAAATTTTTACAGGAACGATTAAACGTTAGATTGAGTTTCGACCAGTTCAACAGTGAATATTTTATACAGAAATTTGGTGGAGAAAGAATATCCAAAAGAGTTGATGTATGGACTGTATTCCAAGAGTTAGTCGAAGGACAAAAAGAAATAACCCTTATAGATGCCTCTAAAAAGAAAAAAGGTAAAATCGAATTTTACCAAAATGGGGATATCTGGGAAAAGCTAAAGCTTCAGATATTACAGCACCAAGTTAATTCAAATAAAGTGGTATATTTCGGGGAAAGAAGCCCCGACCATGCAGATGCAGTGGTGTCAAGTGTTTACAATTGCAGTATAAATTCAACCTACGAAATAGATGAAGAAGATGCTTTAGAAACACAAATAAAACCACTGCAAAATGAAAAGATTGTGTTTAAAAGCTTGTTTTAGTTAAAAGGTGATAAAGTGTTATATAATCATGCAATCAATAAGTATTATTATCAAAATTATCATTTTACAAGGTGATTAAATTGAAGCAAGAGACGATTTCATTAACAAACAATGATGTAGAATCTAGTTTAAAGAATATTAAAAGCATCATGGCTGCAAATGGTAGTACTGCGGTTCCAAATTCAGACGTATCAATATGGCAAAATTCAAATATAGCTATTTCCGCAGATGTTGCAGTAAACATGGCTATAAGACAGCTATTCACAGAGATATTTACGCCTTATTCGGTAGTATCTTCAATCCCTGGAATGCGTGAAGTTCCAGAAAATGTAAAACAGGAAGTATCCGACTTAATCGACAAACATATTAAAGATTTACAGTTGGCCTTTTCAGATTTTATATTAACTGGAAAATGTTATTTATGGCAATTAAGCCGGATTTCATCAACTGCAACAAGTTTAAAAGAACGTTCACACTTCAATGAAAAGTTAGGCCGTGTTGAATATTTCTTAAGTTATGTTGAACAGAGAAATATTGCAGCAAAATGGTGGGAAAATGACAGCTTAACCAATGTCACAATAAATATAGCTCCAGAAGAACTGCATAACCAACTGGACGCAGAATTTGTAAAATATGATGAAAAATACCTTTCAAAGTTCGTAAATCCTATACCTATTCATGATACCATTAAAAAATTAGCCGATCAAAAGAACATCCTTGCACTTCAAGTAATGCCTATGATGGCACAAAAAGCAGTTATACCTACCGTTGCAGTTATAACCCCTGATGGTAAGAGTGCAACAACTGCAAGCAATTATTTATCAAACTGGCAAAACCTTACTAGGGTGGTTATTCCAGGGGATCCTGATAAAGTTAAATTGGAAGTATTATCTATTGGAAAAGACATTCCAACCGATCTTATAAATAGTATGCTTCATTATTACACAAGTGCCATCTTTATGGGCCTTGGTACATCAATAAGCACTATTCAAGCCAGTGGGCAGGAATTAACAACCAGTAGAACGGTTGATAGGAATATATTAAGGATTGTTCAGGGCTACCAAGACGAAATTGAAAGATGGATTGCAGAACAATTAACCAAAATTGATCCAAAATACGAAGGCATTTGGATAAAATTCACAAATCCGGATCCTGATTGGGAATTAAATTTACTAGAAAAAGCTAAAATTATTACTGAATTAAAAGAAGCAGAATCTATTGGTGGATATGACTTTTCAAGCCTTATAGATAGGATATTCCCATCAAATGAAAACGGGGAAATCCTAGCATCAGCTATTGATATCAGTGAAAAAGAAGTTGAAAGCCTTTTAAAATCTGCAAATGCTAAAAGAAAAGGATTGGACTATATTTCAGATGAAACCAAAAGGGCTGAACTTGAAAAGAAAGCAAAATCATTATCCAAACTATTTGATAATATTGATATTAAAGGGGATCGTTTTGGTAGGGACTCTTTCAATGCGTTTAAAAAATGGTTGGAAGATAACTTTAACCCTCGAACTGGAATTTCTGACGAATTGTTAAATACTTTCACTCAGACCGAAGTAGATGCATTCTTTAGCGACTTTGTAGCACCTTTCCTAAATGCAGAAGGGATCTATTCGAATGTATCTTATGATGAAATCGACCGTTTAAAAACAGTTTGGGTTGATACTTTCAAAAATAACTATTCAAGCTATACAACACAGCTAAACGATGTATTAAACGATGGAATAAGAAAAGGATTGGATGAAGTAGCAATAACAAACAATCTTAAGGAAGTTACTAAGGGTTTAACTGCTGACAGGTTACAGTTAAGAGCAAGACAAGAGTTATCCAAAACTTACAATTTAGCCAGAGCTAAATCGATGTGGTATGAACCTGTTGTTTATGTAAATGCTGAAGACGACCAGGTAAGGCCAGCACATAGAAAACTAAACGGATTAGTATTCATACCCTCAGAACATCCTGAATTAGTCCCTCCTTTGGGATATAATTGCAGATGTTCAATAACTCCTTATAGGGGTTAATTTTTAATAAATTTTTTAAAGGTGATATTTATGGGAGAAAAAGGCAAAATTCCAGAAGAAGCTTGCGAGGATATCCTAATAAGACGTGCTCAGGGGGATACTTGGGCAACTATTGCAAAATTTCTAAAGAAAGATTATCAAGTTGAAGTTACAGTCCAGGCTATATCAGCATGGTATAAAAAAAGAAAGAATGAAAATAAAGCTATTTCTATAAGAGAAGAATATTCAAAAGATAAAGGTGAAGATGAAGTTAAAAAAGAAATGCTTGAAACTGTTGAAAACATGAATAAAATAATTAAGGTGGGGATGGATATGTTAAATACAATTGAAGAAACTCCTAAAGAAAAAAAGATAATGTGGCACAATGCTTTCAAAAATATTGTTGGGGGGATAATTTCCGCATCAAAAACGAAAATAGAAATGCTTACTCCTATTGATGGAGAAAACGACAAAGACATGCCTAAATTTAGTTTTTAAGGCATTAAAACATTTTGTTTTAAATCTCAAACATTTTTTACTATTTTGTTTGATATCTGTTTTAATTATGTTTCAATAATTCCACAACCTTTACTTTCAAGTAACGTTCTACCATTTTTAGACAAAGTGTAATGCCCGTAGATTTCACGATCAAGTAAACATTCACTGTGCATCTTGAATAGTTCAGTGTTGCAGGTTCTTTGAGAGTAGCCTGTCAGGTGGGAAGCGTAAGCTGGAGTAAGCATTTTATGTGTTTTGAATTGTTCCAGTATTGCTTCCCTAACTGTCATTGTTATCCCTTGATTTTTCTATAATACTGTTTTGTTTTTAGTGGTTTTTATATATTATCAAGTTTTTTAGTTCATAAAATAAGAACAAATTAAAAACATTATTTAAAGTATATAAATAAAAATATAAAATATATATTATTATATCATAACACCTTTTTTTTACTACTCACTTTATATCTATACATATCTTTCTTTATTTCTTAATCTATACACTATACTGCGAGTAAATCTAAAATACTCGCTATATTGTAATTAAGCATATAACTGCGAGTAAATCTAAAATACTCGCTATATCTACGAGTAAATCTAAAATACTCGCTATATATATCTTGAATACAATACTACGAGTATTCTATAAATACCCTAAAAATAGCCGTTTTTTTAACAAATACTCTACGATATGAACTCTAAAAATAGTGAGTATATTATTTCTATATAGGCTTATAAAATTTCAGATTTTTCAAATATCAATTGGATTAAATGGAAAGCTATATATATGTATCCGGTTAAATGGATAATTACGGAAAAACATATATCAATACAACAGGTGAGTTAATGACACTTTTAGACGATTCAATAATATTAAAACAAAAAGCACAAGAAGTACTTGAAAAAACCCCTTCAATTGAAAATAGATACCCTGCTGCATTCAAACTTATTAATGAATTAATTCCTTTCCTTGAAGAAGTTAAAAACAATGAATTAAAAAAATAATCAAAATCAAGTGAAAGGGGATCATAATGGCAAAAACAAGTAAAGTACAAACTGGTATGAAGTTGGTACTAACGGAATTGGAAAAATCCCCAGATAATAGTATGTCAAAAGACAGTATAAAAGAATTTCTGTATGATAGGAATTTTACAAGGCACGACCTTAAAAATATCCTGCTAAGACTTACTGAATTAAACCAAATAACTGTCGATGAAGATACTAAAATTATCTGCAAAATTGGAGATTATGAAACGCCACAATATTCAAACCGATTCAGTAATGATATTCGATTATGTATTAAGGATTACTTCCTGTCACAATTTCAAGATGAGATAATAGATGAAAAATTGGACGTCAGCATATCTTTAGATGACTTAATGAATTTTGGAACAAAAGAAGTAATTAAACGATACTATCCGACTGAAACCGAGCCATCAAAAATAAAGATACAACTTGATGAGATAGTCCACCATGGCTGCATTCAATTAATGGAATTAATCGAAGAATCCCCAGAAGATGCTTTCGAAATAGTGCAGGAAGCATACCTTGAAGCATACTATTCAATCAAAACTGAAAAACCAAAAACAATAAACTTTGAATTCACGCATTTACCCGACCACATTAATAAAAATAACTTTGGAAAACCGCTAAAACTGGAAGACATAAAATCAGATAAAATCGGTAAAGTTGTTGAGTTTGAAGCCGAAATAGTTGCAGCAACAGACGTAAAATCAGCAATGAAAACAGGATATTACATTTGCGACCAATGCGGGGAAATATTACAGAAAGATATTAAAAATCCCTTTGAAATGCAATTAGACCCCATATGTAAAAAATGTGCTGCAACAATGCGACTTGAAAAAGATAAATCGGAATATGTTGATTTTCAAGAGTTGGAAGTTCAACAGCCATTAGCAACAATGACCGACCCAGAAGGGCAGGCCAAAACCAAAAGAGTTTTAGTCGAAAATTCAAAAGGTTACAGCTCCGGATCAATAAAAATAACTGGGATCCCTATTAAAATGCCTAAAAATAAGAAAATAATGATTGAAGACATATATATCAAAGCAATTGGAATTGAAGAAATAAAAAATGCTGCAAGAATTGAAATGAATGAAGACGATGAAAACGATATTAAAAAAGTTGTAAATCAATTAAAATCAGAAAATAAAGATGTTGCACAGTTCTTCGCTAATCAGCTTTTCAGCCGTATTATGGGCCATGATGATATTAAAAAAGCCTTACTGTTACAGCAAATTAAAGGAGTTAATAAAAAACTCGGTGAGGACTCACTAAGGGCAAACAGCCACATCTTAATCGTTTCCGATCCTGGAGTTGCAAAATCAACAATGCTTAACACCATTTCAAAAATACCGGGAAACACCTTAACAAGCATGACCGGAGCGAGTGCAGTTGGTTTAATTGCTTCCGTTCAAAAATCACAGTCATTACTTGGTGACGAATCTTGGAGGGCTTCACTCGGGCCAATCCCTAAAGCTGATGGTGGATCATGCTGTATCGATGAGTTTGCAGTTAATCCAGAAGCACAGAAAGTACTATTAACCCCTATGGAGAACGAATACGGCCCAGTAGATAAAGCCAGTATTCACATAAAACTGCCAACAAGAACCGCAATACTTGCAGCATGCAATCCTAAGTTTGGACGGTTCGACCCAGATTTAAGCATTGTGGAACAAATCAACATGAAACCGCAGATGTTAAGCCGTTTCGATATGATTTTTGTAATTCGTGACCTTCCGGACAAAGAAAAAGATGCTAAAATAATGAGGCACATCTTAGAAATGCACGCTAATGCTTACAATCAAACCGTTAATGATAATAAATCAGTTGTTGAAGTTGCAGGCGTTGAAATAACGCAGGAATTCATACACAAGTATATTTATTATGCACGTTCACAGGCTCCAAGAATTCCGCACCCAAACGAAGATGCAGAAACAACCACTAAAATACTTAGCATCTATCAAACAATGCGTTTCTTAGGTTCACACATTAACCCAAGAAGTGGAGAAGCTTTCATCAGAGTTGCTGAACAAATCGCTAAATCAAAGCTTAAATCCGGAACGATTGAAGTCGATGATGTAGTTGAAGCAATAGGCATGATACAAGAATCTTACAAATCGATAGCATATAACGCTGAAACAGGCTCATTTGATATGGATAAAGTTTCAGGCATTTCAAAAGAAGATACTAATCTACAGAAAGATATTTTCAAAGTAATTAAAAAAAATGGATTAATTTCTGAAATCGAAATTATCGAAAATTTCACAGAAAAAGGATATCCTGAAGAAAAAATCAAAGCAAAACTTAAAAAATTAATATCAAATGGTGATATCGATGAACCAAAAACCGGAAAATTCAGAGTTATATAAATACGTAAATGCTTTATTTGAAATAAAAAGCGATTATGTAAAAGAACATACTAGTTTGCCATTCGAAACATTAAATGAAGTTGGAATTTACCTTTTTGAACTTAAAAAAGATCAAGAAAAAGCAAAACAAGCAATTTATCCAAAATATGATTTAATGAAAGTACTTTATGCTGCGAATTGTTTGCCGTGTTCTTCAAGTTCAATTGATAAAGAAACTTTGTTAATTTCAGTACATAAATATCTTTTTGAATATTTGGTGATTTTCAGCAGCAAATTACAAAGATATGAATATGCTGCAAAAGATGAACATCTCGAAAATTACAATATAATTTTATCTGAAAATCCAGTTAAGGTGATCAAAAAATGAGCGAAAAATACATAATCCTAGACACTGAAACCACAGGATTTGAACCCGGAAAAATCGCACAATTAGCCTACATTTTAATGAACGAAAAACTAAAAATCGAAAAAGCAAAGAACTTTTATTTTAAACTCGAAGAAATGCCAACGAGTGCAAGCAACATACACCACTTAACCGTCGAAGCTTTGGAAGAACTTTCAAACGGAAAAACATTCAAAGACAACGCAGAAGTTATTGAAAACGATTTAAAAGATAGGATTTTAATTTCTCACAATATCCCTTTCGATTTATCGTTTATTCGTTCAGAATTAAACGCTTTAAACGTTAGATACAATCCGGAAACGTTCTGCACAATGGAAGCAATGACTCCAAAATGCAACCTTTCACGAGTCGACCCATTAACGCAAGAAGTAACTCCAAAATGGCCCAGATTGACAGAAGCACTCGACTACTGGAAAATCCCAAAAGAGAAAGTTCTTGAATTTTCAACGCATATTTTCAAAGAATCGAAAGCCATGCACGATGCAAGATGGGACACTACTGCTTGTAGGTTAATATTCAGACGGCTAAAACTGTGGGAGATGAAACAATGAACCTCGCCTTCCTAAACTCAAACAGCAAATGCTCATTCTGGAACTGGGACACCGAAGAATGCGAACTAAACTTCAAAATCCCATGTTCCAAATGCGAACATCACACCGAAGAAGGCACAAAATCGGCAGAAGAATTAGAAGAAATCAAGGGGAAAATATTGGAGGGAAATTATGAAAATAATTCGAAAATGGGCAATGCCAAATAAAAATACCTTTGAAATAAAACCAATTAAAGAGTTTATACTTGAAAATCTAAATCAGGGGGTAATAGTTGACCCTTTTGCAAATATAAATAAAATTGCTAATATCACAAACGATATTGATAGAGAAATGCCAACAGATTATCATATGGATGCTTTGGAATTTTTAAAAACTCTTCCAAATAATTATGTGGATACTGTTCTTTTTGACCCTCCATATAGTCCCCGTCAAGTTTCAGAATGCTATAAAAAAGTAGGAAAAACCGTTGACATGAAAACCACTCAAAGCAGTTATTGGACTACTTTAAAAAAAGAAATTTCAAGGATTATAAAACCAGGTAGTAAGGTTATAACCTGTGCATGGAATAGTGGAGGAATTGGTAAAAAATATGGTTTTGAAATTGAAAAAATATTGCTTGTTGCTCATGGCGGGTGGCATAATGATACAATAGTCACCCTTGAAAATAAGATATAATTTTTTTAAATCTTTCCGATACTTTTTTATACTGTGAAAAATAAAAAAGGTAATTGGTGATAATAATGAAAAAAGGAAAACCCCAAGAAAAAGACGTACTCAAACAAATTCCAAGAACCCACAGCATTACAAGAAGAGCAATAATTATATCCTTAATGGATGATTTCGACTATTTTTCAACAAGCTTAATCGATGTTCACTTAAGATCACTCGAACAGCAGGGAAAAATCAAAAGAGTTGGAACTGGTGAGTACCAACAACATCATGATTTATAGTTTCCCAACTGTAACCGTTAATTATATATACTATGAAAAAGAAAGTAAAAATTGCAAATAAGATAAAACAAACAGAGGGGAAATAAAATGGAACACTACTGCAATGAATGCGGAAATACTTGGGTTGACGACTTCGAATTTGGAGGATGCCCATTCTGCGAAGGCGACAATGTAGAACATATTTCAACATCAAGAGGTGAAGAATAATGAAAACCGAAGAAATCAAAAAAGGACGGCTACATGTAACCGAAGTTAACTCGAAAAACAAACTGGTTTTCGGCGGGATTATCAAGCCGTCAATCCTTGCAGAAACCGCACACACTCAGATTGAAAATAACAGCAGACCCATCAAAAGGATGGGAATTGGTGATTTCTGATGACAGACCGAGAACTAACACCAAAAGAAAAGCTAATGTTAAACTGCCTTTTCCAAGTATTGATACAAAAAAATAAAGCAAAATCAATCCTTGAAGTCAAAGAAGCAGTAGAAACAATCGTTAAAGACATGAACGGACTTATGCAGTTTGACGGTGCAATGTTTGAACATGCAAGAAATAACGGTGTTGAAAAGGAATTCCAGGACAAAATCATGGAAGAAGAAATTAACTTGAAAAATGAAGAAAAAGACGAAATCAAAGAAAATCAATCAAAACCAACTGAAAACGAGAAAAAACCGGTGAAAAAAATGGCAGAAAACAACGAAAATCAAACTCAAAATAATACAATCGACTGGAGAAAATTACCGCAAACAGAAGAAGAACAGAAACCAAAAAAACAAAGAATCTTAATCGAAGGGGATGCAGTTGTTGAAAAAGTTGATCTGATTTTCAACGATAAAATCGAAACAACCGAAAAAGGTGCAAAATTCCAAAGATGCCCAATAATTATCACTTTCAAAAGTGACGCCGGCAATGAAGTCGTTGAATATTACGGTGGTTGCAGAAGATGGGTTAATGATGACAATTCATACTCCGCACCACAGTTCCAAAAAGGCGGTAATTCAGCAGTTGCAAAAATCTTCAATAGGTTCTGCAAAAAAATCAACGTTGCAGAAGAACAAGCACAGTTATTCCACTTAATGCAATTCCTTTCAGAAAAACCAAAATGTATCGTAATGACCGAAGATGTTTTAAACCCTTCAACAAAAACAACTATTCCCAAAAATGCAATCATGAAATTTATTTAATTCTTTAACTTTTTAAAACGGTGAAACAATGGATTTTCCTTCAACTTCTGAACGTTTAGAAATGGAATCAGACCAACTTTTAGAGAAGCATTATGATGATGAGATTAAAGAAAAACTTGGTAGAATCAAATCATTAGAAGAAGCAAAAGCAACAATTGAAAAAGAAATTGAATTATACCGAACTGATATTTTAGAAATTATGAAAGATATGGGTTACAAATCAAAAGACTTCGACCTTGCAAAAGTAACCCTTTCAGACGATGTAAAATACAATGCACTGTGGACTGTTGAGAAAATCGAAAACGAAGTGGGCGAGGACTACATAAAAAGAACTATCGACCGTTCAAAATTGCAGAAAGAAATCCCAAGCGTCCACGATAAAGCATTTGAAAAAGAAATCAAAGGAACCAAATTAATGATAAAAATGAAATAACCCCCCCCCTTTCCAATTTTGCAAACCGTGTCAGCTCTTTCATTTTATACCCCCTCATACCCCACTAAAAAGAGAGCTGGCACGGGCAACATTCTTAAGGGGCTCATAGCATGCCTCCAATATATCATGCCAAAATACCGAATATCATACAAAAACCACCCCATTTGATTGATATAACTTAAGAATACCTATCTTTTAAATTTTTGGGGATTTCAACCGTTCAGAAATTATCCGAGCAATCTAATTTGCAGGAAAGATTTCGTTGGAAGGAATCCAAACCTTTTGAAATATCGAAAATAGCTGGAAAACTAGAAAAATATTAATCAATGAAATTCTACAAAAACACACCGAATAAGAATAAATTGTTCAATAAAGTAAGCATTTAGCCGGCAGGATTACCCCGATTATCCATTTATGCCGGCTAATTTAATATATGTACCCCTGGAAAAGCAAAACTCTAAAAAAAACTCTTAAAAGTTATTTTTTTTACCGCAACCGGCTGCGAAAATGTCGGCAGGGGTTCCATTTCGTTTATACTTATCTTGAATTTGATTAAACAAAACCTGAAACGAGGGAAAGCAGTGGTAAAAGTTGAAATCGAACTTGAAAAACTTAATGAATACATTGAAAAAGCTGAAAAATACGAAGAAACTGCAAGACAAAGCCAACAATATAGGAATTGGTGGCAAGGTGCAGAAGCAATACTTGAAACGAAAAAAAGAGAAATCAAAGAAAAAAACCAAGAAAATGAAAATTTAGAAAAAAGACTGAAAGAAACTCAGGAATTACACGTAAATACTCGTGAGGAATTACAAGAGATAATACGTGAACAAATCAAAGAAATCGAAACCTTAAAAAAACAGCTCGAAGAAAAAGAAAACAAGCCAGATAAATACCCTTATCCGTCACCAATTCCAGAAAAAACAGATGGAAGAAAACAGAATTAAATTCTATGAATTAGTTAATACTTTCTACGATAATCCTAAAACAGTCTTAAATTACCTTGAAAATAAAGATGCTTTCACCCAGCCGGCTTCTACTCGGACACACTTGGCGGTGCGTGGCGGTGGTGTCAGCACTGTCTTAACGTGTTCAAAATATTAACCGAACTAAACAAGCATTTTAAGCTATTTTCAGAAAAGGAGGTATGCAGAATTGCAACAGGACACGACTTTTGCAAGCCAGGAATATATTTCAAAAATCCAAAATACAATGAAACTTACAACCCAAATGATGAACCGCCATATATTCTTAAGGATCCTTTCCCAATGGGGCACGGTGAGAAGTCAATGCTGATAATGCAACGATTGGAGCCAACAATCAGCGAATTAGAATTACTTTGCATTCGCTGGCACTGGTACACTCACGATCCAAGCTATTCAAAATATAGCTATCAATTAACAGATTTCGATCAAGAAATATCATTAACTTATTACGCTGACAACATGGCCGCAAAGTTCCTTGAAGGATACGAAGGCCCAAAATTCCCAGAGGAGTGGTGGAAATGAACAAAAAATTAAATTATATGCCTGATGATAGGATAAAAAATATACCCGATATTGACTGGGATGCACTATATGAACATATAAATGAAATGGAAAAAGATAAATCTTGGATGGTTTGGTATAGTGCAACTGGAAGGGCATATTATCTTAACAAAGAAGGAAATAGAATATGGTTAGAGCCTCCAAGAAATTGGGACTTATCTGCTAAATCAGATGATGTGAAACAATGACTCTCGAACAATTCAAAGAAAGCATAGAAGAAAACAGTTCAGAACAAAACCT